CCATTAGACACGACTGTTCTAGTCTGGGCAGAGATAACAATTCGCTTACCCTTGAACTCATCTGGACGGTAAGTATCGGCAGTATTAAGAATTGTATCCGTTGATCCTGCAGCTGTAACCGCTCCCGAGCGAGAAAGAGTACTTGCTGGAATGGTGCTGCCTGCTAGACACTGAAGTAGGCGGTTTAATACGTCCATGATTAGACGGTTATCACCATAAATACCGGCAGGTACATTGTCAGAGCGAAGTCTGCTGCCCTTAAGCTCCGTGATTACCGAAGCCATTGGTCCACCAGAGATAGTGAATGTATCTGTTGCTGCAGTGGCTGCAGGCAAAAGAGATGTAGTGAATGTAGTAGCAGTATTGCTCTTTACGGTACATGTCGCACCACGCAGTGCAACTGTTGTTGTGTTAGAAGCAAAAGTAAGTGTAGCACCTACGTAAGCATTTACAGGAACAGCAGTTACGATAACTGTAGTGGTTGAACCGTTGGAAGCTACAGTCACAGCACCAGAAGGAGTCATTGAAGCCTGGAGAATATCCAGAATGGCTACAATGTCCTGTAACTTACAGTAATTTTGTCCTGCTGCTCGGGCATTAGACCCAAGGTCAGCGCCTTGTGAAAGTGCCCCAGCTACTCGGGCAATATAAGCTAGTTCTACAGATGAGAGAGCCATTTGTTACTCCTAATTAGTTCACGCAACCTGTGAAGGTACGGATACAAAGATATCGTCAAGTTGGAAATTAATACCAGGAACAGGGAAGAATCCTACTGCAAGACGAAGAACATCTCCGGTTGCGGTAACCTTTAAGCCATAATATGCACGGACAGTTGTGCCAGTTACTGGATCAGTTGAATCTACAATATATTCTTCGTCGCGGAAAGCCTCAAGAATACTTGCTGCAAAGTCTCGAACGGAAGAAATGGTGGCTGGCTTAGCCTTTCGTCCTGTGAACTCTTCCTGAATACCAGTTCTAAGCCCATAAACAACTCTACGAACAAGGTCACGTACTGAACCTTCAGCCCAGCAAATGTTATCATCCTTGATGTAGGTTGTAAGGTCACGTACCCAACGGAAGCCCTTACCTGGAACCTCAACAGCAAACAATGCACCATTGATGATAAGGTCGGCTGAGTCAGTTACGTCACCAGGAGTCCACGAAGAATCCTGAGTAAGTGAGTTAACACGAATATACTTGTTAGTAAGTGGTTCACCTGGCTCACCAACACCGCATCTCATAGACGCAGCTTGTACAGCAAAGATTGAAGGACCAAACTGCTCAAGGTTTGATTCTGAGTTTAGAAGTGTTGGGTATTGGCTTACACACTGAATGTCAGTATCATTGATGCTGTTACAAGCTGCAATGTACTGGGCCTTAGTACCACGGAAACCAATGAAAGCTCCACGCTCAAGGAATGCCTTACCACGCCCCTGAATTACATGGTCACGCAGCTGCTGAGACACTGAAGCCCAAGTAGCTGTTGATCCATTACCTTCAAGAGAAAGGTTACGGTCAATCAGGGGAACGATGTAATCAATCTGACGGGTAAGTATCAGGTCAAGACCAGCCTGGAAATCGCTGTTAGCCGAGATACCACGCACACCTCCAGTTAGATAGACTGGACCATCTACGAGAGAATCTGGGTCAAGGAAACCACCGTCAGTTGCAACACTTGTGTGTCTCTCAGCAATTGCTTGGGTAGACTCATTATTAAGCCATGTAACAATATCAAAGATATCAGCCATGAACGCTCTCTCAGTGTCATAGATAGCACCGGAAGTTGCGCGAGCTGAAGGACTTACCTGAATATTGTAAGCTGTTGAGCTAAAGTCTAGGTCTGCAACAAAGTGTAGATTTCCATTAATGGAAGCAGGAACTGTGGCAATATAGTTGCTATTCTGATTAATCAGATTAGCAAGACCAGCAATGGTCATACCCGAAGTAAATGTGATGGCAAGGTTATGCCCAGATGCTCCAGTGATGGCTGTGGTTAAGCCAGTAGCTACACCTTGTGAACCAGAAATGGTTACTGTGGCTACTGTTACAGTCTTAATATCAATGGTTGTGTTACCATTGCCACCAGCTACGATCGCAGCTAGCATTTCATCAGAAACACCTGGAGCAATAAGAGTTACTGTTCCAGCAGCGTTTGTGCTGATACGAACTTGCTCAGAAAGACCTGTGATAGGCTCTGTAATAACTGCAGTAGCATTTGCATGTGCAGCGACAACAAGACCTCCTGTTGTAAGTGTGAGTAATGTATTTGTAGCAGTATTGACGGATGCAAGTGTTTGCTGTGCTACTGCGTTTGCTCCACCTACATGGAGCAACTTAAGCCGAGGAGTTTCTCCAAGAGTAGGAGAAATCTGTGAATCACCTTCAAAGAAGGTTGTTACCTGAAACCCGCCTGTACTAGTCGCATCAGGCGCAGTATAAGCGTAGTCAATGCTGTTGGAAGCAGTGTGTGCTCCAAAGTCACGAGAGCTAACCACAAAAGCTGTTGCACGAATGTTTACCGGGTTGGGGCTTACTGGAGCTGCAGGTAAGGCCGGAGTAATAGTTAATGCGCCAGCCGTATTGCTAACGATTGTTCTACGAAGTACTGGAGCACCGGGTAGAGATGACATAGTAATGTCTACCTTATAACCAGCAAAAGCATTAACAGTCAGACCACCAGTAGTAAGGTTAACTACTGTTGATGTGGAGGCAGCGGCTACAGTATCAGCTGCCGTGGCATTACTTCCCTCAATAGGAATATGCACTGTAGAACGAGTTGAAGCGTTAGTCTTATAAACTACAACTTCGCCAGCTCCACCAGGAACTAGATTATCTGCTGAAGACTGGAAAGCCTGGATGATACCATCTACCAGAGGACCGCTCTTAAAGAGTTCCACAGCACGAGCTGGACTCTTTACTGAAATTAATCCACTAGAGCTACCAGGCTCTCCACCTGTTGATTCACCAACAAGACCAATAGACAGAACCGAGTTACCTGTGGTAGCAAGGTTATCTACACGAACACGAGAAATTCCACCTGGAACGAAGCGTGTAATACCATTAAAACTTACTGAACGAGTCATGAGTTATTTATTCTTTCAATAGGTTGCAAAAACCTTATCCCAAGATTCCGCAGTACGAGTTTGAGATGAGCTATTTGGGAGAAATGCACGCATGCCACCTAGATGTTGTGGTCTAACTTTACGCATGGATGCCCATTGTTCTAGTGTGAGCCCTCTGGCCTTCTTTACAGGAGCTGGAGGCTGTACTACTTCTTCGGGTGTCACAACAACAGTAATTTCCTCGACCTCTTCTACAAGGTCGTCAGTATTTTCTGTTGCTTTTCTTTTGTTAGACATTAGATAGTTATCCTAAATGTAGTTGTTGTGCAGGGGTCAAACATTGTGTGATTAGTAGTAACTTCAAAATCAATTGCTGAGTATGCAGGTAGTTCTTCCACATAGGAGAAAGGATATTTAAAGGTCAAGTTAACAGACCTTCCGTATACTACATTAGGTAGGTACTCTCCTTTAGGAGAAAACTCTGCACCCTGTATGGTCAGACCCTGTAAACCTTGGTCCTCTAGGTACTTTCGTTGGGAAAGTAGAATTGTTTTGATAGCTGCGTATAAAAATATTACTTCAGATTGATTGCTGCCAAGAACATTTAAAGCGTATCGAGCTTCGTAAATAGAACCTTTCTGCACTAAAGGAGCATCTTCTGTATAAAGTCTAGAAGCTTGTCCGTCTGAATGTTCTGATTCTATGGTTTTTCTGATATCTATATAGCTTGAAGTATCTAACTGTGGGCTAAAAGAACCAGCAATATCTAAAGAATTACTTCTAATTCTTGTTACTTTATGTTTTTGACCTGCGCCATAACCATTAATAACATGTATAGTATAGCTCTGACTAGGAGCCTTTGCAAACACTTTAAGTATCTCAGGAGTAAAAATACTATTCCAGTATAGAGTATTTACTCCTGTTAACGGGTCTTCTTCAGTATAATTAACCTGAATATTGCCTATAATCTTAGTGTTTAAACCTGAAATTGTAGAAATGGATGCTCCATGGCCACCTAATGTATCAGCATACATTTCTTGTGGAGCATAGTTACCAAGAAAGTCGCCAAGTACGGGGTCACTTTCCACATCGGACTGCATGGTAAGAATGATAGCGGGAATCTTTAACTCTTCACCACGAGGATAGTTAACACTAAACTCAATGGACTTAGTAAGAAAGAAGTTCCTAATTTGGTCTAGTTCTGAAGCTTTTTCATTCTTAAAAACAGATCCTAGTACCTTAGGATCCTGCCTAATAGCACGAAGTCCCTGTACAATAGCCATCTGTAATGTAGATTCTGGGATATTACTCATTTCAATGAGTCCTTAATTAAATCATTCATATGCTTAGGAATAATATTATTCTTTAACTCTTCCTTCACATCTTCACGCAGATTAGCTGCATTTTCCATTTCCCACTTATTTTTCTGATTCTCAGCTGTAGTAAATGTTCGGTATGTACCATCAGCCATAGGAACAATAAGCCATTGAAAAGGTTTGGGTGTGTCCTTAAGTAAATGTCTTTTCTCTTTAGGAATCTTAATTTTCATTGGGCTTGGACGTAGCTTGTCCGAACGCATAAAAGCAGCTCTTAGCTTATTCTCTGCTAAGGCATCTTTACCCATTTCAATGTGAACAGCTGGAGTTCCTTCAAGTGACAGAACTACGTTGCCTTTTCCTGTTTGTTTAGCAGACAGGGCTTCTATATACTTCTCTCGGCTTTGGTTTAGCTTTTGCCCAGCTAATGTTTTCCAGAAGGAGAGAGCCTCATCTTTAGCTCGTCTCATATACTCAGGAAAGTTACTCTTCAGCTTATCCGTGTTAAGGAACTTCTGTGGAATAACAATCTGTACATCGAGTGTACCAACTCTAGGAACAACTCGAACATAGTTATGTATACTCATATAGTTGTCCTCACGGAGAAGTTCATGGCTTCATCTGCACGCTTTATAGGAGAATCCACCGGATGTGCATTAATAAACGCTGTGTGCGCCTTACGCAGTAGTACTTTTTGACCAAGGCTGCGTGCATTATCAAAACGTGTAAACGGGGAGGTGAAAACAATCCATTCAAGATAAGCAAGATACTTAACAGTATAAATCATACCATCTGCTGGCTTATTGCCTACCCAAGTGATTAGTTTACCATCTACTGAGAAATCTGTACCTTGCTCATACGTAGTTCCTTCTTGGTCCATACAATATGTAATACAAGCAGGAATATACCATAGTCTATCCTGTTCTGGAGTTAACCCAGTAGAAAGCATATGGTTTACGCCCATATTCGCTGCATTTCGGACAATAGTTTGGCCAGATCCAACAGGAACAGGGTGATGAATCGTAATACGATCAAAATCTCCAAGTGGGTCTAGTGTCAGAGACGGAGAGAAAACTGCATCTCCTGGTACAGCCCAACCTGCATCCACAAGGGAACGATTAGGTCCAGTATTAACACCTACAACTAAGCCACGAATACATCTGGGGTTGCGATAAACCCAACCAATACCGTAACAAGAGGGGCACGAAATAGACCCACCAAGACCCTGTAACGGCTTACCTTCGCTGATGAGTGTAGAACCGTAGGCGTCTTCTGCTCTACATGTAGGACAAGAAATGCCTAGCTCATGGGTAACATCGTCTCCACGATCTTCCACGAACTCTTCTAGGCTTTTAAAATCCCAATCAACTGAACTCACACAACCACCATGTTCAATCCTCGATATTTCGAACGTAGGTGTTTAGTTTTATCCTCAATCCACTCCTTGTACGAAGTGATAGCACCAGTGTAGGCACCATACTGAGCCTGGGTGTTATAGGATGTAGATTGAGATACACCATCCTTAGAAAGTGAAAGTGACCCAATACCAGGACGGAAAGCTAGTGATGCTGCTGTTAAAGCGTTAATACCAGCGAGTTTACCAATAAATTCCTGTAGTTCAGCTGGTGTAGAACGAAGTCCTACAATCATGTTGAAATGCCAGAAGTTTGGTAGTTCAGTAGCACCACGAAGTGCATTTACCCAAATAAGACCAACAAAATCAAAAGCTGTTTCTTGGTTGAACGGAACTAACTGAATTAAACCACCCTTTTCTGAATGTTCAATCCACGAAAGATCAATGGTAATCACCCGTGTATCTGCAATAGCACCAAACAAGGAGTCTACACGAAGCAAAGATGGATACGGCGTTTGAATTTCAATCCATCTTCCAGCAACAGCAGGGATGAAATATGTAAGGGGGCTTACAATAAAATCAAAATCTACGTCCTCAAAAATAGGCACACCTGATCTAATACCAGAAGTATATTGGATCGTGGTAGGATCTCTGTCAGTTACTACGTTTGTAGGTTCAAGGTGAACTGCAAGTAGATCATTTTCTAGATAAGCAATAGCCTCGTCCAGATAACGTCCTAAGGTAGTCTCGTCCATGGTTTGTGCTTCAATAAGTAAGCTTTCGCTTATTGAAGTTGATGGCATTAATGATGGACTAGAAACACGAACAATGATGTAGTGTTTTCCTGCTCCCTTGATTCCAGCAGCACAAGAGGACATTCCAGATGTTCCAATAGGAAGAATGTATGTGCCAGGACCTGTGATGGCTACAGAAGGCCCTCCTCCCCAGCTTAGGAAGCGTGCTGTGGTCGTTACACCGCCAGCGAAGGGTGTACTGGCTATGGCCACGGAAAATAGCCCTGTGCCGTTTCCAGAGGCATTTGCAATGAACGAAACGTGCTCAGAGATGGCAGCAGCTATGTTTGCAGCTGAATTATGTGCTGTAGGTACACCGCCTACTGTGGCTAAACTAACAGTAAGTACTAACCCTATAAGAGTAACTGATAAGTCAGACGTACCTCCAGGCACCACTACAGCCACAGAATACGTGTTACCAGCTGCGCCGGAGAGGGTGTTGTTAGGTGTTACTATAATAGAACCGTTGGCACCTGAACCTATTGTAGCAGCTGCATTGACGTAAGCAGGAGTTACAGTGTAACTAAGAGACTGAAGACCCTTAGGATGACCCTCTGAAATTTCAAGAATGGTTACTCCAGTGATGCTTTGTGGAGGAAACTTCGCCTGTAGTACATTCGTAGCCTTAAGATCAATACCAAACAGATAATCTGACTTCAATCTAGAAACTGTTACAATACGAATAGTGAAGTCATCAGATTCACCAATGACTTCATCAGTTCCTCCTGTAAATAAGGTAGGCCCCTCTGCAATAGAAAATGAGGCTGTACCATTTCCTGAGACAGTGCATGCAAGCCCCTGACCTTGTAACGAACTTAGCACGAGGATACCGGTGTTCTGGGCCGTAATTGGTACACCACCTGAAACTGCGAGGCTGACTGTTATGTCCGTTCCTGCTATTGATGTAGTTAACGCAGAAGTACCTCCAGGAACAACTACTTCAATTGTCCAGTCATTACCATCTGCACCTTCAGGCAAAGTAATTTCTATTGTACCGTTAGCCCCTGAGCCAATCTCAGCTGTGGCGGAGGTAGCATCATATCTTGCACGCACGAAGTATCTACCATGGCGAACAAGGCTAATTAAATCTTGGTCAACCATGTCATTAAGTACCAATTCACCAACAACCTCGGTCTGGTCAGACACGCCTGTGAGGGTTAGGTCAAGTGAACCAGCAACAGCTGTACGAGACAAACGAGACTTCACAAGCTCAAGAGTAATAGGCACGTCTGTGTAACTACCACCTCCTGTTGCTGTAACAGTTGCAGTGATAGTATCAAACGATCTTTCATAGCGGCTATACTCAGTACCGTCTAGTTGAACATTTAGTGCTGTTGGAGCAGGCATTTAATCCCTTCAAGGCATACTGAAAAGGTTTGCAGATGAAGCAGGAACTGTAATAGTTCGTCTAAAGTTTACTGCAGGAATAAGAATATCTACTTGAGAACCAGTTAACAGCTTTAATACAAACTGACCATTTGAATCTGTTTTTGTATAGATGGCATCAACAGTAGCTGCAACACCACCAGAAATGGATGGAACACTTAATGTTTTAGCAATAACAGATATTCCTGAAGCTAGGTTACCAGCTAATGTAGAAACTACACCTGTAATGAGCGTAGTTCCTGGAACTGTGACTGTTGGAGGAGTTACAGGTAGAGAATCAATGACTAGGACGGATTCAAGTGCTGGTCTAATAGTAGGACCGCGCAGCTGAATATACATAGAGCCTGTTGTATCAAGGTTTCCTGCAGATAACACAACAGTATAAAAGCCATTACCAATATTAATGAACGTACCATCGGTACCACCAATCAGGGTTTGTACAGCTTCTGCAATAGTGAGTGGGTCTTCACCTGTACCCGAGGCTTCAGCAAAACCTCCAGCCCAAGCATCAGAAATAGCTTGGGCTACTAAGGTTGCTGTATTGTCTGCTGCTACTGCAACACCGCTATCAACGGCAAGATTTACTTCGATAACATTAGAAACTACAGTTACTTCCAGAGGTGAAGTTCCTGCAGGTACAAAGACTTCCACAGTAAAAGCATTTCCAGCCGTTCCGGGTGCCTCTAAAGTAACTATTCCGTCTGCACCAGAACCAATTGTTGCAGTAGCATTTATGCCAGCTACAAGAGGAACATTAACAAATGCAGCTGCATTTGGTTTCTTAATATCCAGAGAGACATCTGCTGTGGTTAATGAGGGAGCAGGAGTTCCTCCTAAAGTTTCAGCAAAAACGACTACTGAACCTGCGGTATTTTGTATTAAAGTAGCTGTTCCCATAGAATTCCTTAGAGATTACTATTTTAGCAGATAATAAGAATAAAGGCTAGTACACTGAAGTACTAGCCTTTAAACAGTTTTTTATGATATCAGATATCAGTAGGTTACAAGCTGCGTTCCGATGGCCGAACCAGGGCGACCTGGATGGGCATTCATCGGTTGAACACCAACAAGCTCTAGGTTAGATGACACATAGTCAGCACTTCCTACAGTGCCTGCGTTGTTATCTAGTCCTGTGGTTACTGCTGCTGCAATAGCAAGAATAACTTCTTCAGCTGTACAAGTGGCAGTAATACTGGCTCCTGCATTCTCAAGAATCTTTAAAAGGTTGTTCACTGTCTTACGTAGTTGATCTACTTCTGCTGAGCTTTGATCTCCTACAACTAATCTCTTCTTAGCCATAATTTTTCTCCGTTATTTCTTCTTTGAAGTTACCTTCTTAGCAGGCTTTGCAGCCTTTACTTTTGGAAACTTCTTGGTTATTGGTGGTTCAGAAGGAAGTTCAGGCTCATCTTGTAGCTCTGCAATAGATTCGAGAGTTTCCGTCATCTCTTGCTCTAGATCAGGTTCTACAACAACTTCAACGGGAACTTGTACCTCTTCTTCAGCTACCCAGAAATATCGACCCGGTTTTACAACCATTTCTTTGTCAATAGTATCTTTGTAGTGGGTTGGCACAATGGCAATACCATCTTTGTTGAATCTAAGGTAGCAATCTCCAACAGATACCGTGCGATCCTTCGCGTAGTTACTTCTTAGTTTTAACATTTGTGTCCCTTTGATAGCAGAATAATTAGTGGGAAGGTTATACACCTTCTCAAATTGAGATTGCTGAACAGCCACTAGGCTTTTACCCCTAGTGGACTTATCGGCTAGTCTTCTTTCTTGAAGCTTACTAGAGCCAATAATCTGTTCAGCTCTCATTTATTCAGCGTGTTTCTAGGTCACCGATGTTAGTCAGGCGAATCCACTTCTTCGGAGCGAAGAGGATAGGAGTACCGTATAACATGATCATCCAACGGTAAGCTGGTGACAGAACGGCCAGGTCCATCTTCATCATAGGCATAAGCTGTCTGAATGTAAGGACTGACGGCGTTAACTCACCAAGGTAAGCTGTTGAAGTTCCTGGAAGCGTAAGGTTTACGTCCTCTACAACAGTTGCACCTGCGGCTGCCTGTGATGAAACAGGAACCTGTGCGATTAGGTAGTAATCGCTCATTGAGGTAGGAACGGTCGTTGAAAGAGAAGCCTTCGAACGGTAGATCTTCACATACTCAGTTGGGAATGCACCAACAACAGCAGCATTAGTAACGGTCAGCGTAAAGGTACGCCCAAGTGCCTTGTTGGCTTCGGTCATAGCAGTTACAGCGCCTTGTACAGCGGTAGGTGCGGACTCACCGAAACGGTTAGCAGCGGTTACAACGTAAGCTACGTTGGTTGTTCCAGTCGGAGCACCCTTAGCGTGGTCACCGTTGGTAACACCAGCATTAAGCACTGAAGCGATAGATGCGGGAGTTGCCGGTGCATTAGCGGAGGTAGCTGCTGATGGAGCGGTTGGGGTCTTCTTTACGAAGACGTTCGGATTAAGCTCGATGTCTCCACCTTGGGTGGCTACAGTGCTTACAGTAAGACCAATCTTACCATTTACAGGAGCAGGCATCTGAATGCGCTGACGTGGGTAAAGAGTCTTTACCAAGTCGCTCATTACGCGAGTACCAAGGAAACAGTCGGTTGGGAAACCGTAGTTTTCGATGATAATGTTTGCTGCTTCCTCAAAGTCAGCTTCCTGAAGTGACGAACCTGCAAGGTCTAGGACGCTTGAGGAGTCAATTAGGGAGTCAAGACCATCCCACTGCTCTGCTTCTCCATCGAATGCAAGAGACGAGTCACCTGTAAACAGGAACTTTTCTACCTGCTCCAGAAGGTACATGATACCATTCTGGTTCTCAAGAGCGATCAGGTTACCATGTGCAGGATGCACAAGACTTGCCTGGTGAGTTACCTCACGAACAGTTCCAAGGAACTTCACAAGCTGCGTACGACGAACGTAGCTGCTATCTGAAGCCTGAGGAAGTTCACCTTCCTGTACCCACGGAGTGGCCTGTCCACCGTAGTTGGTCTGTTGGTTATACTCTTCAACAGTGCTGTAAGCCGGGCTCTTTGGGATCTTCTTCCAGAACTTGATGTGTGAAGCTGTGTAAGTTAGAACCTTAAGGCTTGCCTCAAGGCTTTCTACACGTAGCGCCGCACCACCAGTTTGGTTAGGACCAATTCCATAGCCAGTCTCAAGAGCCTTGTTAAGAGCGTCTACTTCTGCTTGTGTGCTGATTCCTGCACCACGAGTGATGCCTGAGTCACGAAATGCACTTATTCCAATACTCATTAGTGTTTACTCCTATTTCAGCGTGGGTTACGCAGTTGGTTTGCAAGCTGTGCGCTCAGCTGTCCGGTTGAATCAAAAAGGACTACATCGTTAGCCGTTGCTAAGCCCTTTACAACTAGGTCCGAGAGCTGATCCGCAATCGCTGCGCGAGCGTGGTAGTCTCCGTTGATTGCCTTAGAGATCAGGTCATCTCCACCTGCATTCTGGCTCTTGTTTAGAGAAGTTGCTGACTTCGGACCTCTTGCGGGAGCTTCCTCAATCTGAGCAATGCGCTGAGCGGTTGCTACAACAGTCTGTCCAACACCACCAAGAGCTGCACCGATTGACTTCGAAAGTCCTTCTGCAGCCTCAACGCGAGTATTAACAGCCTGTAGGCCATTCTCAAGACGGTTGAAACGGCTATCAAGGCTCTTTGTCAGAGCCTGCGACCATGACTTCAGGAAATCTGTTACCTCAAAACCATCAGCAACATCTGCATTAGATGCAACCTGTTCCGTGATAGACTTCTTAGTCTTCTCCATAGGAGCGTCATCGTCGTCTTCGTGCTCGATGTTAAGGTCACCCTTTTCGATGTCCTTATCATCCGGCTTAGCCTTCTTGGCGTCCTTCTTATCGTCCTTATCTTCGCCCTTATCCTTACCAAACGGCATGAATCCCTTTAGGATACTAAACTCGTTAGCGGTAAGCGGCTGGCCCTTGGCCACCTTGTCCATAATTCCCTTGACCATCTGGTCCTGGTTATTATAGTCAGTACCATTTTCATCAATTGAATCTGTGGCACCATTCTCAGGAACATCACGTTGCACACTACCAGCCCAGCTGCCTGGGTCTGAGTTAGAAGCGGTGTGGAAAATCTGGGTTGCCCCACCTTGTCCAGCCATGGATTCAACGGCAAGAGTGTTTGTTCCCTTGCTGCTGTGGCCCTTTACTACGCTCGCTAGTGCTGCTAGTGACTTCTGAACTGTTTCCATGTCTAAAGTCTCACTCATTGATTAACTCCTTGTCTGGCGGTTGTAAAAATGAGTCTAGCTAGAGTGCTAGCATCTTCTTTACCTACACCAGTTGTTGTTTCGATGTATGTAGCAGTTTCTTGAAGAGTGAGACTTTTGGACACCACGCCCAAAGGTTCGCTTTTCAAAACTTCATTTGTTGTTTCCCCACGAGTAATCCAGGGTTGGGCAGAGAGAGATTTTGCAATCTCTGCCCATGAAGCTGTATTAACAGGTGCGGGTGTTATAGCAATGTCTTGAATCCAACAGGATTCAATTCGTTGCCCATTTCGTCTTTTAACTTTTCCCTCAATAGAGAAACCTACTTTGCGACGAGCACCCTCTGTGCTCTCTTGGGCATGCATTAGCTTCCAAATGCTATCAGCTACTGGGCAATTAGTTGGGTCATCGTATAAGAAACCCTTTACCCATAAGCCTTGCTTGGTTACCTTGCACTCAGTAGGTTCACCAACTTTATTCTCAAATCCTGGCTTATGGTCATTGTTGAAATAACCATGCTTGAGGAAATAACTAAAGTCGATGCCATCCTGAGCTACCGTTTCACCCTGCAGATCTCTATGATCTGTAGAGGCGATACCCTGAATCCATCGCTTTCCATTAGGTTTACCGTCTTCTGCTTTTGAAAGCTTTACAGCCTGAGCCGGAACCCAAAACTTAAAACTTTCCTCATCAGTCCAGCCTTTGTATAAATCAGTCAAAACTGTAATAAACCTTAAAAGAAAAAGGGAAAAGCAAGAAACACTGTTGTTTCCTACTTCTCCCTTTTTGGAGAACGTTAACTATACCTGAAGAATAGCCCGTTTATTATGTAGTGTCAAGAATTATTTTACATATAGTCTAAGTTTTTTTGTATTCACGATGGACTTAACTAAACTCATATCAGCTACAACAGGAACAGGAACTTCAGTACCACAGCCCTTACACACAGCAAAGGCTCCTTCAGATTTAAACAAAACAACCTTACTACGAAGTTTAATACCTTCCGAAGAGGACTTCAGCATTATCTCACCACAACCAGAACAGCAAAGGGATTGTTCGATCATGGTACAACCTTGTAATAACCATCTACGACAACTATATCTCTAATGCGTTCTAAATTAGGCTTAGAAGCACTAACAGACTCAAAACCAAGAGTAGGATTACCCTTTACTAAATTTTGGTCTTCAGTAAGGTCCGTGGTATCAATATTCAGGATCGACTTAGCAAAATTAAAGATAACATCAGGATGTACAGTACCGTTTACACAAAGAACTACATTGGTCTTTGCAAGGTCATAAA